GCCGTACTGGGTTTCCCCCAAATCGCTGATCAGGCCCGGCTTGATCACGCCCACGGAAGCGCTGCCGCTGGTTGCGGTGATCGTGATGGAGAGTTCCGCGCTCGCGTACTGCCCCGGCAGGTCGGTGATCACGATATCGGTGCGCATGTCCAAGTCGCTGAAGAACCAGTCGAAGATCGTCTCGATATCGGTGACCTCGAGGTCGATCCTTTTCTGATAAACGACAGAGCCGCCGGTGCCGTCCTTCATAACCACGTCGATGTATCTGCCACCCAGCTCGAATAGCGCCAGGCTGTCCGTGAAGCCAACGCTCAACACGTAGCTGAGCGGAGAAGCGCCGGTCGCCAGGGTGCCCACTACATCATCGAAAGGCGCCCACCTGGTGGTGGGACCGACATCCATCCACACCGGTGGGCTGGTCACATCTACCTCGGGGGCAACAGCTCCCGCCCCCGCTACCAGTCGTTCAAACACCCGATGCACGCCCGTGCGGATCACTCTTGCCCCAAGGGCGTAATTCGTCCCGGACGACCACGCCGGGTAGTCGTTCTCCTGGATCGACGAACTCAGCATCATCAGGTCGGTGATGACGTGCGGCTTAATGACCTTCATGCAAGTTCCTTGGTGAGCATGGCGTTGCCGCCGTCAGTTACGCGATCGAATACCCTCACGAGCTTGCTACTGTTCACCGCGCCGGACTGGGTGTTGGCCTTGATCATTTCCAGTTCGGCACGAATGGCGCGCAGCTCTGCCACCACACCGGCATCAGAACCTTCACCCTTGAGCATCGCGGATGTCGTGCGTGAATCGAAGATCCGGCTGGGCCCAGTCACCTCGAGCTCCGGCCCGTTCTCGCCGACCAGGCGCAGACCGCCGCCGAACGAGCCGCCCGACGCATAGCCTGGAATCTTCACGGATTCACCGTTCGCTTTCCCTGCAGCAGCAATCAGAGCAACGATTTGGTCGTAGGTGTACTGCCCGCTCTGGAGGACTGCAGACCAGTCAGCCAGCCCGCGCGCCTCCGCGTGTCGACCGAGCACCGTCTGGTAAATGGTGTCCACGATAGTGGCGTTGTTTTGCGGGGTATTCGCAGACGCACTCCCTGTCCCCGTCTTTGGCAACGTGGCCAGAACGGCAACCACAGATGCATTCATCTGTTGTATTGCTGCCGCCACCGACTGCACCGACGTATCCACACCGTTAAGTGCGTCGAGCTGCGCTTGAGCTGCCGAGAGTTGGGCATCGTACTGAGCCGTTTGGGCCTCATAGGCCTTTTTGGCTTGGTCGAGCTGGTCCTGCAGCGTCTTCGCCGTTTTTTCGGCATTTGTCAGCTGCTTGCCATTAAGCAGGTTGAGCTCAGCCACGACATTGGCCGTGCGGCCCTGATCGCGGTTGAAATCTTCAAGCGAAGAGTACAGTTCACTGTTGTTGGTGCTCACGGTGGTCAGGGCGTCATCCAAACCACTGAAGTTCGCCAGAGAACCGCCCGCACGAGCAGTAGCGAGCGCGCTCTGCAAAGTCGCCTGCGCCTGCCGGCGCAACATCGTCACAGCGGCGTCGGAATCACCGCGCAACGACTTGAGAGCGTTGCCGAGGTCATTGCTGACGCCGGTGAGATCGCTCACTCGCGTGTTGGCCGTGTCAAGCATGTCGTTGATTGACGCGGTCGTCGCGTTGTAGGCGGCCTCCGCAGCCTTCTGCTGCGCGTTGATGGCTCGTTGCACAGCAGAAAGACTGCTGGTAACCGCAGCAGTTAACGCGTCTTTGACGGCTTGCGTTGCTGCTGCGGTCTGCGCCTCGATGATGTCGAAGGCGGCGTCAGCATTGGTCGCGAGCCCGAGCAGCGAAGCAAACAGCGCTTTACCCTTATCGGTAGTCTGGTCGATGGACCCTACCATCGCGGCGAAGCCGTCGCGCGTCGCTGGAAGCGACAACCCCAGCGCCGCGAACTGCTGACCAACCAGCGAAAGGGTGTCAGCAGCTTTCTGGCTGTCGGAAGTGAACAGCCCGTAATAATTTGACCACGCGTCCGCCGCAGCCTGTGCTGCCTCCTTGGCTGCGTCCACTGCCGCCTGGGCTTGCTTGTCGATCTGGGTGTAGTACGTATCCGCGTTGGTGGCCAGGCCCATCATGGTCGCGAACATCGCCTGGCCCGCAGCGGTTGTGACGTCAATGTCTTCAACCATCTTGCGGTAGGCGGAACGCGTGTCCGGCAGCTTCAGGCCGAAGCCAGCAAATGCACCTTGCAGACTCTTGGTCAGGTCGGCGAACTGTTCGTCAGCGCTGAAAAACGCCTGGTAATAGGTGCCAACGCTCTTATTGAGCGCATCGACCTTTTCCTTTGCGGTCGCCGTGGTGGTGTCCAGGTTAGCTATCGCACCGATCATGTTCAGGATCGAGTCCGAAGCAATCAACCCGGTGTTGTCCAGCTTCAGGTTGGCCACGTTGATGAGTGAAAGCGCATCGTTTACGCCATTGAAGCGCGTGAAAACACCTTCGATCGCCTTGATCACGTCGTCAGCGGTCGTGTCCCAATCGTTGGCGAACTCAGTAAACTGAGCCTTAAAGTAATCCGGCAGCGACTTGGAACTTACGATCGCCTTCGCAAGGAAGGTGCCCATGATGTCGTCATAGTTAACTTGCAGCGCCGCAGCAGCATCGCTGGCTTTGAATTGTCGCTTGAACTCCAGAGCATTCGCACCGCCCAGGCCGTCAATGTTTGCGCCAAAGGATGTCGAGTACTTGCCGGAGGTTTTACGCACCTGCATCAGGTCGTACGCATATACGTCAGCGCCATTTCCCAGCACATCGTAAAGCATCCCGAGCGTGCTGCTGAACTTGGCCACGGTAGTGTCCATCTGAGCGTCAGCACCGGCGCCATACTTCGGTGCCTTGGTTTGCCATCCCTTGACGATGCCGCCACTTTGGTATTGCCCGTTTGAGTAAGTGCCTTGGGCCGAGGTGCTCAGATCAGGATATTTTTCGCCGCTGCCGAAGAGCGAGCTGGAAGCAAACGAACCGATGACTGCGCCGATGGCAGCGCCAAGCGCGGTCCCAATAACCGGGACAACGGAGCCAATGGCGGCGCCGGCCGCGGCAAACCCTGCAGTTGTGGCGGCGCCCTTTGCACCATATGCCTGATACGACTGGATGACTGCGTACACCGCACCAACGTAACTCAGCGTGGTGCTGAGGGCTGACAAGCTGGACGTAGCATTCGCTGATGTAACGTAGCTGCCAAATTGGGTGCCGGTGTAGCCCGCCTGGGTGGAGCCCGCAGCAAGGCTGGCCGCCGCATTACTGGCGGTAGCAGAGCCCGATGCAAATGCGCCTGTAATAGCGTTGCCGACGTAACTCGCGCCGTTACTGAACGCACCCTGGAGACCGCCGATGATTCCCTCACCGGCATTCCAGCCAGCCATCAACGACTGGCCGAAGTTACTGCTCGCGACGGAGAGAACGTTTTTGGCGGTGCCGAGCCAAGACGTCAGCCCACCCCCACCGCCGCCAGTCAAGTCTCCAAATAACCCAGAAGACTGAGCTGAGGCCCCGCCCACACCCAGCGCGCTGGCGAACTGAACGAGGATTGGCTTGGTGATCGCCATGTGAAGCATTTCCGCGAGGAACTGCCGGAAACTGTCCTTGAGCGTGTCCATAAAATTGCCAGACTTGCTCAGGACGGACTTCCACATGTCCGCGAAGGCATCGTCGATCCGATCGATAGCGCCTTCGGTGAACTGACCCCAGCTTGTCGCGGCGTTCTTGTTCTGCTGGTACTCAACGCCCAGCCGCTGAAGTGCATCGCGGTATGCGTCGGCTTTCTCTGGGTAAAGCTCGATCGCCTCATTCAGCGCTTCCTGCTCTTGGGTGTAATCGCGCAGAAGCTTCGTCTGCGGATAGAGGCGGTCGACGATGCTGTTTGCCGCGCCAGCCTGCTCCAGAGCCTTGTTGTGCTCCAACTGGGCGCGCGTAGCCTGCAACAGTTGGTCGTACTCTTTGGAACCGTATTCGATGCTCTTACCAACCAGCGCCAGCTGCATCGACTTTTGTACATTGAAAGCCTCAAGCGCATCGGTGCCTTCCAAGGTGGCTGTTGCCTGGGCGAGAGTCTGCGTGGCCTCCATGCGAAGGTCAGCGATGCCCTTCGCCACGTCACGTCGATCTTCCGCCATGATCTGGGCGTTGATGGCTTCGGTGACTTTTCCGCGCGCGGCAGCGCCAGTTTTAAGGAGCTCCTCTTCGACTTTTTGTTGAAGAGTGATCGCCCGGATATTGTCGACCCCGGCGAGATAAGCGTCTGCAAGATCGTTGGCCGCTTTGGCAGAAATACCCGACTTAGAGGTGAGTTCCTCGAGCGCCTTTTGCTGGTTCTTCAGCTCCGTGGCTGCTTCCCGAGCTGCTGCGTTCCCAAGCTTAGTTTCGTCTTTCGCAGCTTTGGTCGCGGCCTTGTTGACCTCAATGGCATTGGCAGTCGAAAGGATTGCAACACGATCGGCCTCAGAGAGCGCCGAGTGTTCTGCGATGTAACGGTTCGCCTCTTTGATGGCGTCGCCACCATCTTGCAGCCCCGCCAGCTGTTTCTGGATCGTGTCCAGGTACTTTTCGCCCTCGGCGGTAAAGCCAGCCTTCGCTTGGTTATTCGCCTGGGTCGCAACCGTATTATTGTTGAGTGCGCCGGTCAGTTCGTCCAGGCGCGTTTTCACCTGGGCAGCGACAGCCGCGTTGTCGCTCAGCGAGCCGGCAAGCGTTTCCCACTGTCGTAGCTGTTCCGGCGTGATCTGCCCGTTCGCTGCTGCTTGACGCAGGATAGGGCCGAGGGATTGGCCGGAAGCGCGAGCGGCATCCATCTTGGCGACGAGCTCGTCATAAGAGCGAACCTGATCGGCGATCTTTGCCGTATCAACCATGTCCGGGTTGGGAGGCTCGATCAGGGCACCCTGAACCGCGCTCTTCAGGTTCTTATAAGCATTCTCGACCGCGAGGGTTGCCCCAAGCTGTTTGTCCTTCCACGTGTTGACCTGCGCGCGCTGCTGATCCTCGTTCAGCTTGTTAAATTCGGTG